ACAGGGTTACGATCTTTCGAGTCCTTTGTATGATAGTATTTAGTTTAACACAAGGTTAATAATGTGTCAAGCGATACATTTATTAGCATATCAAAACGAATAAGTGAATCCAGTTTTCCCAATCATAGTCTCATTAGTGTCTCCAAATATCTCTCCATACACAGCAGTTTTATCATTGATTCGATATGCACCACCAAGAAATCCACCAAATGTATATTCTAATTCATCAGTAAATGCGGTGTCAGTTGCGATAGGACCACCAGAGATATACCAACTCTTTTTATTATCACTATCTTTATAACCATACTGTAGTTCTACAGTTCCAACTGAATATTTTCCCTCTGGATAAACTCCATTTATTTCAGCATTAAAAAAGGTATCTGCCTGTGCTACTGCACACCACGACAAAGCACCAACAATACAAGTAGTATAAATTTTAATCATTTGTTTATGAGTTCTTGTGTTTTCTTGAAATCTTCATCAAATATTTCTAATCCTTTATCAGTAAGAACATGATTATACATTTTCTCAAACACAACAGGTGGCATCGTTACAATGTCAGCACCATGTGCAAAGGATTGAGACACACTATTTACATATCTAATTGATGCTGATAGTATTCTAGTCTTATGAACTGCTTGCACTCGGAATACATCATCTATATCTTTTATCAAATTTAAACCAGTGATAGAATTATCATCAAGTCTTCCTACAAACGGTGATACGTATGTTGCACCTGCCTTTGCTGCCAGTATTGCTTGTGCCACATCAAATATAAGAGTGACATTGACTCGTATAAGTTCTCTTGACAATTGTCTACATGCAATCAATCCTTCATATGTGCATGGCACCTTGATGGTTGCACACTGACCAAACTTTGATGCTAATCTTCTACCCTCAACAATCATGTTTGAAGAGTCACCCATGACTTCCATACTTATATCAGGTATTCCCAAGTCTTTGAGTTCTTGATACACCTCTTCTGGATCTCTACCACTCTTCATGATAAGAGATGGATTAGTTGTAATACCATCAATTAAACCACTACTAAAGTGTTTTTTTATTATATCGGTATCTGCTGTGTCTAAAAATATTTTCATTTAATTAATAGGTAAAAAAAGAAGACCATCTGCCCACTCACCGAGTTGCATCTTAGGTCTAAAAAAGGGGGGAGGTTGGGTTCCTGTATACCAACAAAGAATGGGCATTACTACAGAGTAAATACATTCTTGCCTGAGACCCGACTGGTAAGTCGATTCTGCTTTCGCAGCAGCACCACCTGTGTCTCATCACCTTAACCAGCGGTTGCCAGTAAGTTTATTCAGTCACTCCCTATGTTGCGTCCAACAAATATAATATAGCAGAGTCTATATTACTTGTCAACCCCTTAATTAAAATTTGTGGAAACTGGTGCTGGTGGTATGGCGCCCTCCGCATTTACAACCTCACCTTCAATTGGTGGTGCTGGTTCTGGTGTTGCTTCCTCTGCTGGTGCTTCTGGTTCTGGAAGTTTGACTCCAATTTGTTGTAGATATTCGATTGCTCCCGATGCTCTTAAAAGTAATTCTCTTTTAGCAGCTGCTTGGTTCTGCAATCCATTAATTTCATCTAACAAATCTTGTCTTTGCTTTAAAAGATTTGTTAAATGGTCTTGTTGTTCAGACATAATAAGTAATTAATTAATATTTGTTCTGGTTTATTTAGACACTTTTTTTTATACTAAATAGAGCAGTAAGTAATAGGTATTTTTACAGATGAAAAAACTCTTACCTATATTATTAATGCTTGGTGGATTTAGTGCACCAGCAATGGCAGATATAACACATACAATTTCTGCTTCAACTCAACTTCGTGTTGATGCTGCAGCAACAGACGCAACAAGAATTGGTTCAACCTATAGTGTTCAAGGCACAAACCTCACTGCTAGTACTATGGGTGGTATTGCTGCTCAAACTGGTGCAACAGCAGCAGCAGGTCACACTGATGGTGTTTATACAATTACCACAGCTGGTGATGCTTTCTCGCTAACAGAAAGTTTTACATTAGGTGATGCAACAAATACTATTGGATCTGGTGTTGATGTTACTGCACACACATATACTGCTGCTACAACAGACAATAATGGTAATACAACTGCTCCTGCGATTAACTCATACGGAACAGTTATGGATATGCCAGCATATGGTAATACTGTAACATCTTCTGGTGGTCATGCAGGTTCACTCGCTGGAAGTATTGCCACAGACGGTGCAATTTCTCTAACAGCTGGCGGAGCTGGAACTACAGCTACGGGTCAGGTAGTAACTACATTGACTATCAATTAGTTTGTGCTATAATGAAAGATGAAAAAGATACTTGTCCTAACTGTGGGTGTGTTTGTCCTTGCGAGTGCGAGGACTGCGACTGCTGTACCAGTAGTCCCTAATTTTACCCAGGGCGCAATGACTTCAACTACCGAAACTACGAGTACGGTAACGGAGACCATAAATTCGATGAACTACGATACAGGATATCAGTATGTAATTACTGGTACAAATGTGCAAATGGATGGGACATCGATATCACCAACAGCAAATATAACGACTAATAATACTATTGAGGGAGTGACTTCAACATGGACTGGTTTAGACCTAAGTACAAAACCAAACTTCACAGTAACATCTCCAGTAGGAGGTTTCCAATTTACGGAAAGTTATTCTGGACCAGGGCTCAAGACGCAAACAATAATACAACGCACCACAGAAATACAAAGTGTCACAAACACAACCAGTCAGTTCTCAAACTGATTGCGATACTTACATTAGGAACTGCATCCCCTTCATTTGCAACTGATGTAGGTGGTGTAAGTGCAACAGCAAACCCGATTGCGAATTCATCGGGCTCAGTGACCAACCAGGCAATTCAAGTTTTACAAGGTCCATACATTACTAATACTTATGGTGCTGGCATACAGTGTCAAGGACCTACCATGAACCTTACCCCCTATGCAAATGGTAGTGTTTCATATAAAAAACCGTTCGAAAGTTTATACTTAGATCCAGTCTACAACAACGCAGATAATGATGATGATAATATTCCAGATAATCCTGGTCAAATTTTATATGAAATTCCTACAAGAACAAACCAAAAAGATAATTACACACTATCATTAGGTTTCTCTGCTACATGGTCAAAACCACTTGATAAAGAATTACAAGCACAATGTAAGGAAGCAGCAGCAGCAAATATTGCATTAATGGAGCAAGGAGTTGCAAATAAAAGATTAGACTTTGAGATCGCCAGATTAAAAAATTGTGGCGAATTAAAAAAAGCGGGAATCATGTTCCATCCAAAGTCACCATACTATAGTGTATGTGCTGATGTTGTATTAGTAAATCCTGCTGGTGTTGTTGCTCCACATAATCATCAGATCACACCAAAAGCAAATGGTAATTCCAAAGACTTGAAAACTATTTCTATCGGAAGAACTAAGTAATTACTTTCTCTTTATAGGTGGTAGTCCTTTCTTTTCACGATACTTATCTGTTTTTATATCTGACATAGAAGGTCTCTTAACTTCCTTACCCAATTTTTTTTGTATTGTTTTCCATATCTTTTTAACCACAGGTTTAATAATTCTAATCAATAATGGTGTAGCTGCTGCTCCTGCTGTCGCTACAATAGCAAGTGATGTCACAGTTGATGCTTGATTTAATGGTGGGAGAAATTTTTCGATTACTGTTGTAGGTTCATATAATGTCTCACAGGTTTTACCATCCTGAAGAAGTCGATGACCAATAACTCTTTCATCACCTGACTGAGTAAGATCTCCAATTCTCAATTGACCAGGACCAGGACAAGGTGTTTCTTCTTTTGGAACAATATCGCCAGTAGGAGGAACCTCTGGTGCAGGTGGTGCAACTGGTGGAGGTGGTGCGGGAGTCGTGGGAATTATCTGTTCGGGTTCAAAATTAAGTGCATCATATGATGGATACTCACCATTTGGACACAATATCTGAACACCATTTGGATCATCATCTACTAAATTACGATCAAGGGGTAAATAATTTGCCCCTATTTTATTGTCTGGATGTGCTTCGACACAACCAGGTAATTCAACAATAGGAAAACCCAACTGTATAGTTACAGGTGGGTCATTATTTGGAACAGATGGAATTTGATACATCCATGATCGTGACCCTATCTGATTAATTGTTATATTTGGAATATTAATTTTTTGAATTGGATCCATTCACTTCTTTCCTATAATCAACTTGAGGTTGTTGTAATCCCATCACTCCACCAGTAGATGATGGAAAACTATCTTCAATTTGTTGTTTGATGAAAGGTTTCAGTTCCTCAACAATTGCTTCAACAGTAGCATCTCTTCTCTTTGCAGATCCATTAGTAACTTGATCAACCACAGCAGTGCCACCAACTACACATGCAGTTCCAACCGCACATACACCGACAGCAATTTTTTGTATATCCATTAGAAAGGCATAGGCACTGGTAGTGATGGTGTTTCAGGTGATGATGGCACTCCTGTTGATGGGGAAGGTAAACCTAATCCTCCACCAATTCCACCAGGTAACACTGATTCCATTACCTTACTTTTGACGTTTTCGATAATTGCATCTTTACGAATATATACGTAACCAGCAATACCAACGACGGTGATAGATACAACACCACTTGCAATAGCGATTCCATTTACGATTTTTTGTAACATTTGTTTAACCCTCATTTAATGTGCCGAAAGACCTACGTATTTCACGTAGTTCCTCGAAGTTTTTTTGTTTTGCACCACCATCATACTCCCAAGCATAACCTTCAGTGATCATTTGTTCGTTGAGTGATACATCAGCATCGCCAATATATAGCCAACCAAGAAGCCTACCATACTTACCCATGCCACCTTTAAGTTCGGTTCGAATAGAAAGTTCTTCATCTCCATCGATTGTATCCTCCAGATTTTTTTTCATCCAGTTAGTAGCATCTATTCCCAATGCTTTCTCTTCCAGATCTCTTGTTCTTTTCTCTGGCGTATCAACTCCTGCAATTCTAACTCTCTCTTTCTTGTATAAATCAAACCCAAGATCAATGGTGACATCAATAGTATCCCCGTCAACAACACGATTAATCTCCGTCACTCGAAAGTTGTAACAACTCTTCCGACTCGGTGGGATCATTGCTCCCATTTCCATCCTCCCAAAAATTCTCTAGTGCACTATTTATAGCGTCATCAGGTTCTGTTTTTTGTTCTGATGGTCTATAACCCTGTATTTTTTCTATCAACTCCAACATTAGTTGTTCCTCCACCTCCAAGGCATTTGCAGGTGGAGTGACTGGTGCAGGTGCACACATTGTCAAAAAGAACATCGGTATGATTAATAATTTATTCATCATATTTCAAATTTTAAGTATGTGCGTCCTAATTTATTAGTGTTCTTGTAAAACCAAATATACAAAAAATTAAATTTATATTTATTCATGATTATTTTGCAATCTCCACCTCAGATCTATCAGGAATAATATCCAAATCACCAACAAGACCACCTATAACAACAAAGGCAGTGAGCACAGCACCAGCACCCCATACCCATTTCTCAAGTGCTCTGATTCTTTCTCTTACATCTTCATTTAGTTTTGTGATTCTCTCGTCTGTTCTATCAATTCTCTTATGAATCAACTCCATTCTACGAGTAGCATTCTCAAGAGTGCTATCAATAACAGCAATCTTTACATCTTGTTCAGAATCTTTATTTGATATGTCAGTCACGTTGTCTCCAATCATCTGATCTTTCTTGATGAAACCAGTCTACCACATCTTCTGGTTTAAAGAAACCCCTACGGTGATTACTTGAATCGGGGTCTCCAATATTCAAGTTATTAAGAAAAGACTCGTCTGGATTTGTACTCATCCGACGAGCCTTGTTTAACATACCTCTTGCTGAAGTATTTGCTTTAGATAATTTTTGTGCCCATATCATGTCTTCCATACTTACCTCTGTTCCTGCTGCAATTGATTTACAGATTGCTTCCAATCTTAATCGATATTGAGTTGATAACATAAACTAATGACTATGATTAGTATTATCTATGCGATCATTAACATTGCCTTTTGCAATTCTTTGGAATGCTCATATTCATCTTGAGCAATCTCTGCAATCTTAGTGTCCAAGGGGTTATAAGCACTATACTTCACATAAGTTTCAAACGCATGTTTCTCAATCTTCATGTTGATGTCATAAGCGTTAACAGGATCAATAAAATAGTAGCCAACCATGATCCAAAAATAAAGTAAAACAAGATGCTTGGCAAAGAACCTATCGATCCAATACTTATTTCCTTCTCTAAGTTCCATCTCTTCCAAATGTTCCGTTTCATTGAGTGCCTGATAGAAGTGTTCCTTCATCAAATATATATGTTCTTCACCTCGTAATCCAAGTGATTCACGAAAATGAAGTACGGAAATGAACGCAAAGTAAGGTGCTCTTGCAATAACTTCGAGAACCCAAAATCTTTGGAAGTCTCTACCTCTGTAGAGAAAATTTAAAATATAGATTGTTGTATCTAAGATAAAAGTGTTAAATTGTTTCATACTAATATAGGATGCTGCCATGCTAATGGGATTAGAAACCAACCTGTTCCAATAATTAATCCAAATAGAATACAAGAAGATTTAATAGGTAAGTCTTTCATTTTTAAAATTAAAACTATACATATTATATAGGTAAAAATACTTATTGCCAATACTCGTCTAGGATATCAAGACTTTTGTTCAGATAATTGTTGGCACCCTCACATTCCCACTGACCCATCTCTCCAATCTCACATTTATAATGCAATTCTCTCTTCAGTTGCATAAGTTTATTAGTCATGGCAACTTTATCTAATCTACCATTCATACTAATCCTCCTTAATACAATACTCAGCAATGTGAGGACTATTGAACCCTGTCAGATCTTCTCTTGCTTGTTTTATTGCAGCATATGCATCGTCTGCATACTCACAAATTTCATGAAGTCCGTTGTAATTGTCGTGATAACCGACGGTATAGTGGGACATGATCTTTCAACTCCACAGTACAATTATATTTATTGTAGCATATGAATATTTTTATGCATTATTGTTTTAATTCCCTCACCCTATAAGGATTACAAGTGCGATCCCTAACAATAAACCTTCTCCAAATGATAACCAAAGCAATTTGTAGTCTGTTAGGTTTAACCATTTTCTAACTTTACGAATTAACTTTTTATGCCACATCGCAAAATCATCTAACACATCTTCAATTCTTTGTAGAAAACTTTTCTTTCTTCTTCTAGGCATGGTTACTTAAAACAAAATAAAAAATCATTGACAAGACTTTCTGCTTTCTCTTGACCAAACTTACCTTTTAGATATCCTGACACAGGATCAAGTTTAGTCATATAAGTATCAAAGTCCTTATAAAAACTGATATCATTACCAGTTGGTTTTTCTAATTCTATCATATCTCTATACTTTGTCAAGTAATTCGTGAACATCTCAAGGTGCTCATCAACCTCTGACATCTTACAATATTGTATGTAAATATTTTCTGAGAAGTGATTACCTGGCTCAAAGAAACGATAGTCACCTCTACCTTTAGGCAATCCTTCTACAGAGAACAAATAATTCTCTACAGGATGTTGGAAGTCAAAGACAATAATGACCTTCTTGTCACTAAATCCCATAAGATCCATACCAAAACATGGAAGATTACTGCCTGTCTTAGGATAGATGATGTTGTTGTAAATGCAAGATTTTTCATTCCAGATTTCTACCTCTCTACTCTTTATTATATATGGAGTGGTGTATGTTTTTGCTGTAAGAGAAGTTCCTTTACCTTCCCATTGTGCCCAAACACTTCCTACTCTATTATGAAGAGGAAATATTTTATGTAAGACATCTTTATAGTTATTCCACAGATTCATTAACAGTTTTTATTCAAGTCCTCTGCCATATTACCACCAATCTCTGCACCTTGATTACCACCGAACATTGCTACCCAACCAGCAGCAACCCAACCAACAAAGGGAATAGTGGTAAGAGTAGGAGCAGCAGCAGCACCAACACTTGTCCCAACCAACCTGCCTGTACCTTCTGCGGATCCAATTGCTTTAACACAGGCTTCACTTTTTCGTGCAGAACTTATCTCTTTTGCTTGCTCATTTGTTAAACCTGGTGGTTGATCCATCCATGATCTATGATTTGAAACTGATCCTCCTTGATTAGTCTGACCATCCATTACATACTCTTCTGCTATCTTACTAGTTTCATTTGCAAGTCCTAAGAAACCACCCTTCTTCTTAATGTCCTTAGTAATATACATTGTCTTCGGATCATTTGCTGTATAACTTAACTTATATCCTTCCTTGTTAGCTTGTATCACATATGATGTATAAGGTCCTACAGGTGGACTTATGACTGGAACATTATTTTTTCGACTCACCATACCAATCAAACCAATATGAGATAGTCCAAAAATTCCACCAAGTCCAAGTGCAAACCACTTGCTTAAGTTTATAGACTTCTTTGGTTTTTTTGGTTTGGGATCAGTAATATTTACCTCTGGTCCAAACATTGCTTCATCTTGATCCATTATTTTGTATCTGGTACAATTTTTACAGGACCTTGTTCAATCCTAATAGTTTGAGCTGGTGCAGTTTCAGATGCTTTTGCAATCAAAAACTCCATATCTTTTTTAGATATGTTAGCACTACCACCATCTGCACCCTTCTTCTTACCTGCAGCAGCAACGCCAAAGGTAGCTAAAGTTCCTGTGAAAACTGAAGCTATGAAAGTTGGATCCAGTTTTTGTTCTGGTATATTAAATGCTGCTGGCAACTTAACGTATGCTAAAGTTAAGATTCCTGCGGACCACACAAGAACAGAAAGTCTTACAATTGTGGATAGAAATGCAAGTTGCTCATCCTTATCGTCAACACTCTCTTTAATTTTTGCCAAAATGTTTTTTGGTTTTTCTTCAGGTTTTGATTTAACTTCTGGTTTTTTATCTACCATTTTTCAATACTAGAACGCACTCTTATTTAGCAAAATAAGTTTTATAATATTTCACTAATCCAGAAGTGGTTTTAAACTTACTTGTCCACTCATCTGCACACTCATAGATGGCACGATTGTCATCAAAATTCTTAAGTAAAATACTTAAAGTTTGTTGTCTAAGTTTCATTTGTTCATCATTAAACATATTCACTTCCTTCTCCAATGTAGGTGAGTGAAAAGATATCAAGTTCCTCCGATTCAGGTTCAAACCACTCTTCAAATTCACTATGAATTGAACAGGCATTACCAACGGATTCTACATCATAGGTTTCACATAATACTTGTATACGATGGAGTGCCCAATCATGACTTATTTTTAATGTTTGATTGAAATTGTCCATAGTCTTTCCGCATGTAGCGTCCTAGAATGTTACTATTATAATATAAAGGTCTGCCATCGTCAAGAGCCTCACTTAAAACATTATTTAAAAACAATTGTTTTGTCTCTTCAAAGTTAACAAAACCTTTTGTTTCATGTAAACTTAATATTTGTCTTTTATAATCTAACTTACCATACTTCTTTATATCTTCTTTCAACTCTGGGCAACTGCCGTAATATTTTTTCCAATCACTTTCGGACGTAACTCTTCTCTTCGATCCTGTTCTTGGTTTTCTCTTTTGCCAAAAATATTTCCTACCTATGTATCTTCTTCCTGTGGTCTGACCCGTTATCAAATAAACAAACCCATAATAATCTTTAATTAGATCACCATCAAATATTTCATTTTTATAAATCCAAGGATTTTCATACTGACTCATACTTTTCTGTAATTGCAATTAAAGTATCTAGCGGAATCCACGCAGGATCTTCACTATCTACTTGAACTTCAACTTCAGTAAATTCTTTTTGATAAAATTTACTATAAGATTGACGTGTATTTTTTACAAAATTAAATGGATTAGTCAAGGTTTTCATCATCATTAAGTTTATTTATAATTTGATCATGACTAGCAGCTGCATCTATGATAGCATCTTTGCTTAATTCAAGATCATCATTCGTTGGATTTAATCTATCCAGAAAATCGTTATCTGGTGTAAAGATAACAGGACCTTCCTTTATTCTTTCCTTGAGTTCTTCAAGGATGTCTTTATCTTCCATAATAATTTTATTTAAAGTTTGAAACCACTAAATGTGTCCTTTTTCACATCTTGTTTGATTCCTCCCACTATATATGACTCTACTTCTGTCTCTTGTGGTGCCACTTGTAATCCTTTTGAGGATATCCAATGCTGTGTCCAAGGCAATGGATTGTTTCTTGCTGGAATGTCATATACAGGTTTTAGACCAATCGATTTCATTCTCTTATTAGCAATCCATTCAACATATTGATGAAGTAATTTGTCATTAAGACCTATCATACTACCATCCTTAAATAGATACTCTGCCCATACTTTCTCTTCATTCACACAACGGTCAAACATACCATATGTCCACTGCTCTTCTTCCTTCACAATCTCCTTCATCTCAGGATCATCACCCTTTCTCCAATTATTGATGATGTTTTGAGTTATTGCCAGATGCTGGTTCTCATCTCTTGCAATAAGTGATATGATTTTCGCAGATCCTTCCATGAGTTTAAGCTCACCAAAAGCAAAACTACAAGCGAAAGATAC